CAACGTATGCTATTACATATAGCAACATCTTCAAAAGAACTCACATACTACGAAACTAAATATCTATTTGATTATAATGTATTAGCTGATGATAAAATATGGGTAAATTCCAATATCCTTGGAAAGTTTTTCCCAAAAGATTTGGCTACCCAAAATAAAGATAATACATTATAGATTGTATATGGTAAATCAAGCTTTAGTTGCAATAGTAAATTCTGTTTTAGGTAGTGGAAAACCCACATCTAGAGGAAATTATGCATATCATTGCATATCATGTAAGCATCATAAACCTAAATTAGAAATTAATTTTGATGATTCATCTCCCCATTACCAAAAATTTGCATGTTGGGCATGTGGTTTTAAAGGTAAAAAATTATCAACATTATTTAAAAAATACGATGTACCTAAAGAAAAAATAATAGAACTAAAATCATATGTTACTATTAATACAAAGGATGAGACTCCTATTATAACTGATAAAGTACATTTACCTAAAGAATTTATATCATTAATTAACCACCTAACACAATTATGGCTAAACATGCTTTAGCTTATATTAAAAAACGTGGTATAAATGAAGATGACATAATAAAATACAATTTAGGATATTGTGAATCTGGAACATATACTAATCGAATAATAGTACCATCATATGATGAAAATGGTATATTAAATTATTTTACAGCTCGTAGTTTTGAAAAAGAAAATCCAATAAAATATAAGAATCCTAATACTTCACGTAATATTATACCATTTGAATTCTTTATCAATTGGCATTTACCATTAGTTCTATGTGAGGGGCCATTTGATGCTATAGCTATAAAACGTAATGCTATACCACTATTAGGTAAAAACATTCAATCTAGTTTAATGAAACGCATTGTTATGTCTTCTGTTAAGAAAATATATATTGCTTTAGATAAAGATGCTCAAAAGAAAGCATTAGAATTTTGTCAACAACTAATGAGTGAAGGTAAAGAAGTATATTTAATTGACATACAAGACAAAGATCCTGCAGATATGGGATTTAAACAATTCACCAATATTATACAAGACACTGAACCACTTACATTCTCTGACTTGCTATATAAAAAATTAATGATATGATTGAAAAAAATATCAATGTTCATAAAAAAACTATTAAAAGATTAATAGAAATAGATCATGAATCTAAACGAGTAAATATATTAGATAATAGATATTATTCCAGAAACAATAAACTATATCCTTCTGTTACTAGTATATTACAATTTATGCCTAAAGGTAAATTTTTTGAAACTTGGCTTAAAGATGTAGGACATAATTCTGATATAATAGCTAGAAAAGCTGCAGATGAAGGAACTCAAGTACATGATGCTATTGAAAGATATCTTAAAGGTGAAAAAATACAATGGATAAATAATGAAGGATATTCTAATTATTCTATGGATGTTTGGAAATTAATTCTTAAATTTCACAATTTTTGGACCACATATAAACCAACATTAATTGAAAGTGAAATCCATTTATTTTCAGATATCTATGGATATGCGGGTACTTGTGATTTAGTTGTTGAAATTAATAATGTTAAATGGTTATTAGACATTAAAACTTCAAATTCAATCCATACAGCTATGGATTTACAATTAGCTGCTTATGCTCAAGCATGGAATGAAATATATGAAGAAAAAATTGAACGAGTAGGTATAATTTGGTTAAAATCACCTAAACATAAAGCTGATAAGAAAGGAGAAAAAATGCAAGGTAAAGGATGGGAAATATATGAACCTGAAAAATCTATTGAAGAAAATCTAAAATTATTCGGATATATACATGAACTATATAAACTAGAACACCCAGAACCTAAACCATCAGATGAACAAATTCCTACAGAAATTCAAATATCTCCTGATATTTAATATATTTATACCAAATATTAAGAATGATTTCTTTAATTGAGATTTTAAAAAATGTAATAAAAGAAGGTGGTAATGTATTTAATAATACTGAATATGATACGCAAAATATAGATAAAAATAACATAGCACCTACAATTAAAAAATTTACTGAGGATTTAGGAAAAATATTTCCTAATAAAAGATCTTCACTCAATTCCTTAAATGATATAAATAATTGGTTAGGTTCAACTGGTAGAAAACCACAATCCGGAGATGTTGATTTAGCTTATTCATCTGAACATTTTTTTAAAAATGGAAAAATAGATGTAGAGGGATGGGGAGTTAGTAAAAATGAATATAATCAATTATATGAAAAATATAAAAAATCTTCTCGTACAGCTACTGATGAACAAATCCAAATTAGAGCATTGTTAGATACTATAGTAAATAAAATTAATTCATATAAAATTAATAATGCTAATTTAGATATAATAGCTAGTAATAAAGCTACAAATGGAGGAACAATTCACTTCTCATATCCTCAATACACCACAACTGGAGAAAAATTAAATTCAAGAACCCAATTGGATATAGATACAGGAGATATGGATTGGTTAAAATTTAGATATAATTCAGAACTACCTGAGGATAATCCACAAATCAAAGGTTTACATAGAGGACAATTAATGTTAGCAATGTTTGCTGCTACAGGTTATACTTTCAAAAGTGGTAAAGGATTCATACGTAAAAATACTGGTGATGTTATAGCTGATAAGCCTCAAGGTGCTTTAGAAACATTTAATCAAGAATATCAACCACCCCAACCATTAACTTTAGAAATAATTAACAATTACGATAAATTAATGGATTATATAAAAAATAATCTTAAAATCGAAGATCAAACAAAAACATTAGATTTATTTAAAGAAGCTTTAAAACGCGCTGGTGCTTATGTGCCTGACAATATTTAATTATGAGTGGAGCAGCTGGTGGAACACGTATAAAAAAAGAAGATTTAAAAGACACAATTCGTGATTATAGAGATAATGTCTTAAAACCTTTAGGTTTAGATAAATCATATACTATAACGGGAGTTCGCTCTAGACCTGAAAAAGATATATTTGGAGACATTGATATAGTAGTATCTTTTCCTGAAGGAGATAAAAAAGAACTTAAACAAACATTAGCTAATTCTTTAGAACAAGTTCAACAAATTCCTATTATTCCTAAAAAAAATAAAAAATATTTTATTCATGGAAATATAGTTTCTACTTTATATCCAATATATGGTAAAGAAAAAGAGTATGTTCAAATAGATAATATAGTGACTACATCTAAAGAAGAAGGTAAATTCACATATAAAATGTTAGATTTACCAGCTCAAGAACAAGTATTAGCTATAGGTTTAGTAAAAGCTATTTTTACAGAATTAGATAAAAAACAAATAGAAAATTTATTCCAAAAATTAAATATCCCAACTGATAAAACACCAAATGAAGGAGAAGAATATGACTTCAACCTAAACCCTTCAGAATTATCATTACGAATTGTTCCTATAGGTAAAAATGATGGTGAAGAAATATGGAAATCAAATAAATTTGAAGATGTTAAAACATTAATATCGGCTTTAGGTATCGATATTGAAAAAGATAAATTTGACGATATTATACCTAAAATTAAAAAATTTAAAAATAGAAGATCAATAGATCGTCTTAAAGGAATGTTTAAAAGAAATATACGTGTTGGAGATGCTGAAGTTGGGATTGAAAAAGGAATTAAAAAACAACAAGCTTTAGACACAGTGGCTGCTTTAGAAGAAAAATATAACCCATTAGTAATAAGTTTAATTAAACCATTTCTTTTAGAAAATGAACTTAATAAAACTATAGCCATATTTCCTGGTAAATTCAAACCACCACATAAAGATCATTTAGCTCGTATAAATGCTGCTGCAGGTGCTGCTGATGAAGTATTAGTAATAATAGGTCCCAAACCAGTAGACTCATTTACAGCTGAACAAACTTTAAATTTATTTAATCTATTCAAATCAAAAAGACTAATACCAAATAATGTTAAATTCATTATTAGTGACTTACCATCACCTGTTCTTAAAGCATATAAAGAATTTGAAAATAATCCAGAACAACAATATATAGCTGTTTTTGGAAAAGACGATATAGAACGTTTCAAAGGTATCAGTAAATTACCTAATGTTAAAGTTAATAATTTTGAAGAAGCTAATATTGGTAATCTAAGCGCTACAGATTTAAGAAACGCTATTACTAATAAAGATACTCAAACTATTCAATCGATGTTACCTGATGGAATAACAGCTGATGAATATATCCAAACTTTAAATGATAAAAAAGAAATCCAAGAAATAGTAACTGATACTGAGATAATTTGTGATAACTGTGGATGGCATTGGTCTATTAAAGATGGAGGAGATGATTTATATATTTGCCATAAATGTAGTTATGATAATACTCCAGATGTTTGGGATCTTAAAAAAGGAATATTATCTTTAACAAAATATATGGTTGATAATGGATTAAATATTAAACCATTACCTAAAATTAAATTTATAAATAATGATGAAAAAAATGCATCTGATTTATTAGGTAAAACAGCATATTATAATCCATTAGATAAATCAATTACTTTATATACTTTAAACAGACATCCAAAAGACATACTTCGTTCTTATTCTCACGAAATCATTCATCATATGCAAAATTGTGAGAATAGATTAAATGGAATAAACACAACTAATACAAATGAGGATGGAGCTTTACCTGATATTGAGCGTGAAGCGTATGAAAAAGGAAATATGATATTACGTAATTGGGAAGACAATATCAAAAATACAAAATAAAATGGGAACTAAAAGAATAGTAGCAAAATCAGAACAAGATTTAAATGATATTATAGTAGATATTAAAGATTGGTTTAAAGATAATAAAATACTTAAACCTAAATTTACATCAGAAACACGTAAATTTATGGATCCTGAAACTAAAAAAATAATAGAAAAAAATATAGAAGTAATTGATATTGTTGATCAAAATAATGGTAAAGAAACATCTGTTAAATTTATTCCATTACTTAAAGCAGGTGAGATGAAAGTTGAAATAGGTGGGGATAATGAATCTACAGTCATTGGAAAAATAAAAAACCAACTTAAAAATAGAGGTGTATTGAAATCATATACTAAAGATACTAAAGTACCACTTAAAGAAACTATTTCTAAAGGTGCATTAATCAATATAATCCGTGAAGAAATACAAGAAATATTATTAGAAGAAAATAAATTAGAAAAATATTATAAACAAATATTAGAATTAATTCGTAAAGCATCTAAAGATTTAAATGATGATGAAGCTTATGAATTACATGAAAAACTTAAAACTTGGTTTAATAAATTAACTTAATATGTATACTAAAATCATAGTAACATTATTTTTATTAATTGGAATTTATGGTGTATATCATATATTTCAAAATAAAATTAATGAATCACAACAATATACTCAAATCATAGATAGTTTAAATCATGAAATAACATTATTGGATTCAATAAATGCTAAAAAAGATAGTACTATTATTATTTATAAAGACAGTATTATTTATTTAGATAATATAATTTATATTAAAAAAAATGAAATAACTAAAATAAAAGAAAAATATGACAAAATACATAGTAGTATTATTAAGTATACTAATCACCAGCTCGACAGTTTTTTCACAAACCGTTACAAATACTAATTACATCTGCATCCCAACCCCTGTTGCTAAACAAATAGTAGTAGATTTAATTGATGGTGATGCCGCTAAAGAAGAATTAATATTAACAAAAGATTTACTCAAAACAACTGAGAAATCTTCATATATGAAAGATACATTAATCAATAATTTGACAACTAAAGTACAATTATGTGATAAACGAATTGGTTTATATGAATTAAAAGAAATTGAATATATAAAATATACTAACCATATTCAAAACCAACTTAAAAAATCAAGACTAACAACCAAAATAGCTATAGTAGGATTAATAGTAAGTATAGGAATGTCTTATGCTTTTAATTTAACTCATTAATATGTCAGATACAGTTTTAAAGAAAGAGTTTCAAGAACGTGATATACAACGTTTACGTAATTTAATAACCGGCAAACATGGTGATAAAACTACTGTAGGTATTGGTTATACTAAAAAAGAAGAATTTCATAAAGAAGGAGATATTTGGGAAGAAGATGGTCGTAAATGGACTATAAAAGATGGAATAAAACAAAATATAACTAAATTAGATAAAGCCAAATTAGAACTCCATCTACCATTATTTTGTCCTGAATGTAATAATTTAATGAAACCCCATTTGGATAAGCGTTTTTGGATTATGTATAAACGTTGTTTTAATTGTCAAGTTGATTTCGAATCAGAAATCAAAAAGCAAGGATTATGGGAAGAATATGAAAAAAATATAATCAATTCAGATATAGATTCTATTACTCAAGAATTTATGATATGGAGTGATGAAATAATAAATGAAAATGAATCATATATTACTGAAAACGGTGAAGTAGAAAACTGGATAGGTAAAGGAAAAGAAATGTTATTAAAAAATCGAGATGAGACAATTAAATATTTACAAAGTTTAAAAAAATAATGGAATATATTACACCAGTATTAATAGCATTTATTACAGCTGTATTAGGGCCAATCGTATTAGAATGGGTTAGACTTAAATTTAGGACAAAACCTAAGAAAACACCAATCCAAGAAGCTGTTGAATTGAACGAATTAGTTGATACTCAACTAGATTTAATAATGGATGAATTAAAATGTAATAGAGTATGGATAGCTCAATTTCATAATGGAGGACATTTTTATCCAACAGGAAAATCAATTCAGAAATTCTCGTTTTTTTATGAAAAAGTAACTCCAAACACAATATCAACCCAACATACCTTTCAAAATATACCAGTATCTTTATTTCCTAAAGCATTAGGTAAAATATACAAAGATAGTGAATTATCTATATTAGATTATAATAATAAAAATGAAACATATGATTTAGAAACATTTGCTACAGAATATGATACTAAATCATTATATATTATGGGATTATATAGTTTAGATAGTCATCTTATAGGCCTTATAGGTATATCATTCACTGAACAAGAATATAAATTAACTACAAATAACTGGATATTTTTACGCCAGAAAGTTGGTGTTATAGGAACATTACTTACAGATTATTTAAAAATAAGAAAATAGAAACCAAAGCCCTCATATATTTATAATAAATAAACTAAAATCATGAACAACGAATTTCAAAGAATGCAAAAACTAGCTGGACTTATTACAGAATCAATATCTGAAGGTGATACTGATTATGATAGAGCCAAAGATTCTAAACATTTAGGCAAGAAAGGCGAAGAAAATATATATGGTGCTGGTGTAGAAAAAGGTGAAGAAATTGAAAAAGAAAAAATGTCTAAATCTAAATTACGTAAAAAAATACGTGAAATGGTATTAGCAGAAATAGATGGAGCTGCTGTTGAAGCAGATGACTATGATCCTGTAGCTGAAGCTAAGAAAAAAACCAAAAAAGAAGATGAGGAAGAAGACATAGACATAGACATAGATACCCCTGAAGAAGATGTAGATGTAGACTTTGATGAAGAGCAACCATCATCAGATAATGACTCAGAAATAGAAAATATTCAAAATTTACTTGATCAATTACAAGATGCAGCTGAAAAATTAGGTGATGAAAAATTACTTAAACAAATAGGAAATACTATCACATTCTTTACTCGTCAACATGTAGCTGAAAAACCTGAATTAAATAATGAAAATTATTAATGAAGAAGCATTAACATCATCTGAATTAGAAAAACGTGAAGAAATAATTAAAAAACTTAAACCTAGTCGTAAAAGTTTCATTCACCGTTATGGTAAAGATGCTGAAAAAATAATGTATGCTGTAGCAACTAAACAAGCCAAAAATATGAATAAAAATAAAATACAAGAATTAGTTAAATTATCATTATCTAAAAAACTCAATGAAGAAGATATTGAGGTAGGAGCTGATAAATATGAATATGAAAAATCTAATCAAGAAGCTATAAACCAATTAGATGATTTAGAACAAAAACTAAAAAATCATGATTGGTACTACAGTTTTTCTGATAGTAATCAAGAATATTTAAAAGGACAAAAACAAATAAAAGATATAAATAATTTAATTAAATCATTAAAAGAAAAAGGATATAATGAAGAAACTAAAGAACTTTATAACAAATATAAACCTTCTAAATTTCCTGAATTAACAGAATCTGAAATAAACTCAAAAGAATATATATCTTCACGTAAGAACCCAACTGATATTATTTCAATGGATGTACCTTTATTTTTACGTATGTTAGAATATGCTAAAGAAGATGCTAAAACAGATATGGATTTACATGATGTAACTGAAAAAGCTACAACATTAAGTTCTACTAAAAATATTCTCACAATGTCTGATTATATTGATATAGTTGGAGGTGAATTAGATGAGAAAAAACTTACAGCTGCTGAAAAACGTAAAAAAGAAGATATTGTTAAAGGAATGAAAAAATCATTCAAAGGAAATGAGGGTGCCATGTATGCTATTGCTACAGATAAAGCCAAAAAATTAGCTGAATCTGAAAAAAAAGGATTAATGGTATTTGGTAGAACACCCTTAGACAACAATGCTATAAAAAATATGGTGAATGATGGTGATTTTTACGCAGAATGGAATCCAGCTGAAGGATATTGGTTTTTTCCTGAAGCTGAAGAAGAATATGATGAACTTGAATATTATCTAGAACAAGAATTTAATAAAAGAAATATTAATGCTAGATTTGAAGGAATATTTAATGAAGGTTTATCTAAAGGATATTGGGCTAAAAAAATACCTGGAGGTAAAATGGACGAATCATTCAAACAACTGACTAGTAAACTAAAAAAACAAGGTAAATCAAAAAAAGCAGCAACTGCCATAGCTGGGGCTGTAGCGTCATATAAAGCAAAAGGTGGTGGATCTGGACCAACATCAAAACAAAAAACAAAAATGGCTGAAATTGTTTTATCTAAATTAAAAGGTAAATAATGACTAAAGACGAACTTAAAGAAAAAATAAAAGTATTAATTAAGCAAGTATATAAACCTACTTCTAATAATTCTATTAATATAGATGAACCTAAAGAGATATCTCTAGATTCAGATAAATTCCCTATTTTATTTAAGTTCCCACCGCTTAAAAACGCTATAGAAACATTATTGACGGCTGAATATGAACCATTTATAACAGATATACAATGGGTAGCACCTAAACCACTTACTTTTAGAATTATATTAACTAATGGTGAGATGTTTTATTTAATATATACACCAAAAAGTTGGATTGCTCAAATCGAAGGTAAAAAATATTACTTACTTAATATAGGAGAAGAAGAATTTGCTTGTGAATCTTTAGCTAGATTACTTTATTATGGTAATCAAGCTGCTGAAACACCTGAAAAAGAACCAATAGAAGCACCAGTAGAAGAACCAGCAGCCGCTGAAGAACCAGCTGAAGAATCTACACCTGAAGAAGTACCAGCAGAAGCTTAAATTAAATAAAAATGGCAAATGAGTTAAAAACATATGGTGATCTAAAAAAAGTAATAAAATCTATTGCCACTAAACAAAAATTAGGAGCAATAGGAGGTGTTGGAAAAGGAGAACTTTTAAATAAATTAATAGATGTAGCCGGCAAAACAGTCCCAGGAATTGGTTTAGCTAAAACTACATTTGATGTTGTAAAAGCTTTTGTATCAAAACCAGACACTAAAAAAACAAAAACATGGTTAGATAAACTAGATATAGATGATAGTATGTCTAAAATTATTGATAATGCTGTTGAAAATGGATTTATGCAAATAATGTCTAAAACTATAGAAGGAGAATCTGATTCTAAACCTTTAGAACAAGATTTTAATATGAATCAAAAGCTAGTGGATTATTTAAAAAATAATTATCAAGGTAGAACAGTAACTGGAATAAAAGAAAATAAAATGAAAACACAACAATTGCGTAAAATTATAAGAGAAGAAATCATCCATATTCTTAATGAAGAGGATAATGATAAAACAGAAATTGAAGGCAATATATCAAGTCTAGTTTCATACCTCAAAAAATTAGATATACCTAATTTAGATCCTTCTAAAATCAACACCACAATATCTTTAGTTAAACAAAATAAAATATTAAATGTAGCTGCTAATAAAATACTAGCAGATATTATGATAGGGTTAATGAAATCTGATGATACAACTTTATTAAATAATATTTTCACTAGTATAAGAAACATAAAAACTAAATAATGAATATATTTGATAAATTTTTTGTAAAATTTGGATATAAGTTTCCTAAAGGATATCCTGACATGAATAATGAGCATGATATTTTGTTATTAGAAAATATATTAGAAGATTTAGGTATTAATTTAAATGAAGTAGAATCTCCTAATTCATTACAAGCTAAAAATATACTTAAGAAAGAATTTGACTTAAATGATAATAATTTTGTAGATATATCTTCTAATAGTTTTAAAATTTTAGTAAACGGTAATGAAAGAATGGACTTTATTCAAAAAGTATCTAATTTAGATAACTTTGAACATGAATTAAAAGGATCATCATCCGTAGGTAGATTAATATACCAACCTGAAAATGCTAAAAAACCAGTAATTATTTTAGTTAAACCAGAATCAGCTCAAGGGCTTGGTTCAGCAGGTAAACTAAATGAATATAGTTTTAATAAACTAATCAATTCAGCTATTGAACAGAATGGAAAACCTATAACAGTAATACTAAAAAGTTCTAAAAAAACAATAAAAATACCAGACGTATTTAAAGCTAAAGACTCATCAGCTGATGGAGCTAATAAATTTGCTAAATCGGATTCTCAATTATTAAATCAATCTGGAGAAGTATTAGCAAATATTTCATTAAAAAAACGTAATGCTATAAGGTGGGAAAGTTCAAAAGCTAGACTTATTGATGGTGTAAATATATTTAAATCATTTATTAATAAAGTAGGTAAAATAGGTACGAATGATGAAACTGGTTTATTTGATAATGTTGTATTATACCCTCTAAATAAAGAAGGTAAATATAAATTATATGATCCCAAAACAGAGAAAATATTATCTAAAGTAATTATTACTAACATACCTGACGAAATAGAAAATGAAGTTATATTTGGAAATGATTCTCCTAAAACTATAGTAGTTAAAGAAACATTTGAAGGTGGATATAAAGACTATACATTTAGTGATGAAACATTAATACTTCACTGTCATATAATATACACAGATCTTGAAGATGTTAAAAACACTCAAGATGAACCTGTATTTGCTCTTTCCAACCATATAAGCCAAGCATATGGTATTGAATTTAGATCATTTAGTAAAGGAGCTTTATACTCAGATGAAAATAATTTAAAAGGTTCAAGTACTGAAATTGATTTTAATAGTTTAAAATAACAAATATGAAACACACTAACCTTATAAAACGTTTAGTTAAAGAAATATTAGCAAAATACACACACGATTGCGGATGTGGATGTCATGGTAAATGTGGTAAAGCACCCATGTTAAATGAGAATTTAAGTGCTAAAATAACGATGACTGAAAATATGTCATACCACATTAATAATAAAAAACCACTAACAGAAAACACATTTAGATACGGTTCAGATGCATTTTTAGATTTATGGGCTGAAGCTCGTTATTTATATTCTCGTAATGCTATCCATTTATTGGGTGAAGACAAAAAAATTATTACTGAGACTAATTTAGGTGAATATGGTATATTTGAAAGGCAAAAAGTACCATTAGATTTACCTATGATTGAAGAATCTTCAGAATACCAAGGTAAAAAAGTACAACTGAATAAGCCAAAACGTGGTGGTTCAAAGAAATTCTATGTTTATGTACGTGATCCAAAAACAAAGAAAGTTAAAAAAGTATCATTTGGTGCTGCTGGAGGAGGACAAAATTTAGCAGTTAAAATTAGAGATCCAAAAGCCCGTAAAGCATTCGCTAAACGCCAACAATGTGATAAGAAAAAAGACCGCACGACTCCTGGATACTGGAGTTGTAATATTGGGAGATATTGGAAATCATTAGGTGGTGGATCTAATTTTAGTGGTTATTGGTAAAATATTTATAAACATGATCAAACTCCTCGATATATTAGAAAACAAAATCTTAGTTCCTAGACGTTCTCCTGAAGAACGCTCTAAGAACTATATGATAACTATCCAAAAGAAAATCCAACAATATATGAAGGATGGAGGAAAAGGAGATCTTGATTTAAGAAATACTCCAATAACCTCACTCCCTAATGGATTAGAGGTTGGAGGATATTTAGATTTAAGAAATACTAAAATTACTTCCCTCCCCAATAATTTAAAAATTGGAGGTAGTTTATATTTAAGAAACGCTCCAATCACTTCACTCCCCAATAATTTAAAAGTTGGAGGTAATTTAGATTTAGAAAATACCCCAATCACCTCACTCCCTGATGGATTAGAAGTTAGAGGATATTTAAATTTAAGAAATACTAAAATTACTTCCCTCCCCAATAATTTAAAAGTTGGAGGTAGTTTAAGTTTAAATAACACCCCAATCACTTCACTCCCCAATGATTTAGAGGTTAAAGGTGATTTAAATTTAGAT